GTATATGGTGTTTTTCCTGTGGAAGGTGTGATAAACCCCCAATTTACTCTGGCGTTCGTACAGTCTCATGGTCCTGAGCGTTTCTATGAACATAATAGTATTTAATAAATATGTACAACACATTATGGCGAGAATTAACATAGATATAGGAACACTGGGGAATCCGGCCACGGGCGATACCTTACGTACCGCGATGACGAAGGTCAATACGAACTTTGATGAAGTATACTCGTTGGTCAGGGACGGATCTTCTGGACTGATAGCCACCGACGTAACGAACGGTGACCTGAAATTACAGGCCAACGGAACAGGTAACATAGAGATAGACCAACTATCAATAAATGGTGACTCAATCACCTCAATAGTCACAAACGGTTCAGTGGACATCACTGGCAATGGCACGGGTGGCGTGAACATAGAAGGTATTAGTGTAAATGGCACAACGATTACAAGCTCAGACAGTAGCACAATCAACATCAACGAGAATCTCATAGTTGACGGCACAGGAGACTTCTCTGGCACCCTGTCTGTAACAGGGGCGTCAACATTGACCGGGGGAGCAACCATAGATGGTGTCAGCATCACGGACAACACGATCACAACAGGATCATCAAACGCCAACCTAGAACTCACAGCGTCAGGCACAGGATCAGTCAGCATTGACGGAATACAGATTTCAGGAACAGAAATCAGTTCTTCAGACTCTACACAGATAACAATCAAAGAGAATTTACACGTGACTGGGAACATCACGGGCACGATTGACGCTGACAACTCAACAGTTTCAAACCTAGAAGTGGACAACTTCAAGGCCGCTTCAATTGTCACAGAAGCGGAAGGTATCGGAAGCAACGACAATGACACAACTCTACCAACGTCGGCGGCCGTAAAAGATTACGTGGACGCAAGGGATATAGGTGACCTATCCGTAACAGGTTCGACGATATCAGCACCGTCAAATGCGGATCTGACTTTGACCACCTCAGGTACGGGATCAGTCAGCATTGACGGAATACAGATTTCAGGAACAGAAATCAGTTCGAGTGACTCAACACAGATCACAATAAAAGAAAATTTACACGTGACTGGGAACATCTCTGGAACGATAACAGGAACAGTCACAGGCACAATTGACGCCGACTCGTCAACAATTTCCAACTTGGAAGTGGACAACTTCAAGGCCGCAACCATAGTAACTGAAAGTGAAGGCATCGGATCCAACGACAACGACACGACCATACCAACAAGTGCCGCTGTCAAAGACTATGTGGACAACAACGCAGGTGGCACAACAGGTGACCTTGCAATAACGGGATCAACCATATCAACACCTTCAAACGCAGACCTAACACTGAGCCCAGGTGGAACAGGTAGTGTACAGACACCGGGAGTCACGATAACAGACAACAAGATCACATCAAATAGATCAAATGACAACTTAGAACTTGAAGCAAATGGAACAGGTGGTGTCATAGCACAAAGTCCATTCACGTTCAACGCAGGGTACATTGAGAAGATCAACACACTCACATCAAGTTCAACCATCACAGTTGACTGTGCGACGGCCAGCATACACACAGTGACACTGGCAACATCAACGGAATTCAACATCGCAAACCTACCAACAGGTGGAACGGTTACGTTAATCATCACACAGGATGGCACAGGTTCAAGGACGGCCACTTTCGGCACTGACGGTTCTTCGGCCGTGAAGTTCCCATCCAACAGTAGCACACTTTCGACCGGTGCCGCTGACATAGACGTTGTCACAATCATCAACGACGGAACCAACTTCCTGGGCAACATTGCCAAGGACTACAGGTCATCATAGGAGGACTAGATGCCTCTTGGTATACACAGACACATCATCACAGTGGGCGGCAACTGGGATCCTTCAGACAGCGTCACCACAAGTTTTCACATCGATGCCGCAGACACATCAAGTTATTCACTCAGTGGTAGCAACGTTTCATCTATAACTGACAAGGCAGGCAATTTCTCAATCACTGTCAACGGCACACCAACCAGGGTCTCCAGTGCCCTCAACAGCCTCAATGTGTGGGACTTCAGCGGTTCCAGTGAGGACTTCACCACGTCGGACGAACAGAATGTCACGGATGGTTCAGGCAACCACTGGGCCATAGGTGTGTTCCTGGCAGACACTGTCAATGACACGCAGGACAGTTTCTACAGTTTCGAGAACAACACAGTATCGTCAGGGAGCAAGAGGGACTACGCGGTCAGCGCCGGTAACTCCAGTGCGTTCAACGGTGAGTTGGACCTGGACGGATTGAGTTCCAACAGGATCTCATCAACCATAGGTAACCTCCAAGCATTCGACTCAGCGGTCACCCTTGACGCATTCCACATAGTGGGCACCATATTCAACAAGACCGGCAACCAGATCTCCGCCAGGGTGGACGGCGCAGACGCATTCACTCCTGTGAACGACTACGACAGATCCATCAACCAGAAACAGGATGTGAGGATCATGCGAAACAGGGCCAACGAGAGGTTGGATGGCAGGGTTGCTGAATTCTTCGTGGTAGGCGCACTGCCGGGCACGGGCGGAACTGACATAACGGAGTTCCAAAAGGCTGAGGGATACCTGGCTCATAAGTGGGGTCTGACGGGAAATTTACCCAGTGACCACCCGTTCAAGAACGTCTCGCCGTAGGCAGTTTTATCAAATCATAAAAACCGCTAAATATTACTTAATATGGTACAACAGATAATAGATGTAGGTGTAAATGCGGACAGCGGTGACGGTGATTCGCTGTATGAATCCGGCAACAAGATCAACAACAATTTCGAAGATTTCTTTGATCTTGTACCTGTCAAGGCGGACATCAAGTTCTTTGGCAACAACATCACTTCGAGGCTTTCAAACGCAGACATCGATGTACACCCCAGCGGCACAGGATCTATAGTATTCCCTGCCATAAGATTCAACGACAACAACATCGAAGCCTTAAACTCCAACGATGACATCAAAATCAGAGCCAATGGCTCCGGCCGGGTGGTCATAGCCGGACTTGGTTTTGGAGGAACCTCAATAAGTTCATCAGATTCGACAAGTATAAACATAAATGAAAATTTAATAGTGGATGGCACAGGTAACTTTGGTGGTACATTCGCATTCAGTGGTGCAAAGACATTCGTAACAGGATCAACTTTCGCAACACTCACATTCGCGAATGGATCCATAACGGATTCAACAGGTGCCATAAGTTTCGGAAACGAGAATTTAACAACCACAGGTACAATGGTATTTGGTACTGGTTCTACGATAGGGAATCTTACACTGGCAGACGGATCAATAACTGACTCGTCAGGTGCAATAAGTTTTGGCAACGAGAACTTGACTACCACAGGTACTTTTCAGTCGGGTCCGTGTCTTGCCGCAGGCAACATTTTGCTCGATGATGGATCAATAACTGATTCATCAGGTGCCATAAGTTTTGGCAATGAAAATTTAACAACAACAGGTACCATGACCGTTGGCACTCTAACAACGGCGAGCGGATCTATCACAGATTCCAGCGGAGCAATCAGTTTTGGAAACGAGAACCTGACGACAACAGGTAACCTGCAAGTGGACGGAACATCAACATTCGATTCATTGTCCGTGGGTGGAGCAACATCAGTGGCTTTCCCAGTTACCGTGGACAACCTGACATTCAATGACAACATAATTACGACCAGCTCAAACGCGGACCTTAACCTTACACCAGGTGGAACCGGTGTGGTTAATGTATCTAACCTGACAATAGACTCGTCAATAAACTTCACAGACAACGTGATCAAGGTCACGACCTCGAACGCAGACATGGTGCTGTCAGCGAATGGCACAGGATCAGTGGTTATCAACAACATAGACCTTGATGATGGTACCATAGACAATGTTGTGATAGGGGCCAATGAACCATCAACAGGTCTGTTCGATCCGTTGAACTACACCACACTGGTCATACCTACAAAATTAACTTTCTCAGGCAACACACTTTCATCCAGCAGGACCAATGACAATCTAGAGTTCGAGGCCAGCGGTTCAGGTAAAGTAGTAATCGATGGCCTATCCATGCCGATCACGGACGGACAGACGGGAGAATTCCTACAGACCGACGGAAGTGGTGTCATAGGATTTGGTTCAACTGGTATCGCACTGGGCGTTTCAGACATACAGGACGCAAGGAACACTGTTGGTAACACCACAGAGGTTGTCCTAGACGCCAACCTGTCAACAGGTGAGAACGAATCAATAACAGCGGACCAGAGCATGATCAATGACTGGGATCAGTCAAAGTACGACAGTGCTTGGTACATCGCATTGAGCAGATTGGAAGGGGCGGACAGTGCCATAGAGTACCAGATGCAGAAGCACGTACTCGCACAGGGCACAGAAGATGGTTCAACCTTTGACTCTTTCTCTGGTTCATCACAGGTCATACGTACATCGGATGACGAGGCAGTGGTGCTGGCCACAGACATAAGAGCGGCCAGTGGCAATGTTAGACTGCTGGGACAAGGTGGTACACTCGCAGACGGTTCCTCAACTTCAGCCATAAACACACTGCACTTCTTCAGGATCGGACTGGGAGATGATGACTCGTCAGGCGCACAGGCCGGAGACTCAACTTACACACAGCAACAGACCCTGTTGGTGGCGGACCTAGACTCGGCCGCGGCCAATCTTGACACATGGGCAGTTGCAGATTACAGGGGTGCCAAGTATTTCATATCAATAAACAACACCACTACGAACGAAGTTTCTTCAACAGAGGTAATGGTGATACATGATGATACCAACGCCTTCATAACAGAATACAACACCATAATCACAAACGCAGAGTCCACACCACTGGCCACATTCACCGCGGACATAAGTGGAGGGAACGTGAGGCTGAGGGGTGCCAACGGCACAGCCGGCACGTGCAGGGTTACCATGTACAGGGTTTTATTGTCGGACGCTGAATCATCAAGATCTGGCACACCGATCGCAATAGTCGGATCCACTGCAATTGGACAGATTACTACACTTGATCTTGATAGCAACATCACAACGATATCATCGAGACAGGGATTCGAGACCGCAGAAAGACTTGACGAATGGGCCTCTACGGCATTCAACAGTGTGTGGTATCACACATTGGTCAAGGACATGAACGGTGATAGACTGGCATTCCACAAGTACTCTGTGCTACACGGGACCAGTGACGACAGCAGTATAGAAGCATTCATCACAGACAGTGGTATATTGAGGAGTGAAGAATTTGATGCAGTCACTGCCGCTGTCGGTGTTGACGATGGCAACATACAACTGAAACTGACCGGCATCAGTGATGGATCAACTACCTTATTGAATTTCGCAAACACATACAGGATCGGACTGGGGGATAACACAAGTGATTCATCTACAGGAGCTGTTGAGAGTGAAGGTGGTGTTATACTTGCCGGTAATGCTGAAACAACAATAGATCATGTCACAGCATCTGGTACCACACAAGGTCTGTTGGCGGCGGAAAGGACAGGAGCAGAATTCACGGCAGGAACTTTTGATAGTGCCTGGTTCCACGTGATCACACGTGATCTTGCCAATGGCAGTTTTGAGACACAGAAACTTTCGATAGTGCATGACCTACAGGATGCCTATATATCAGCATCATCAGTCAATCGTACAGATGTTGGTGACACACACCCAACGTTTGATGCAGACATAGTGTCCGCGGGAGACAGCACATCAAAAATTAGGCTGAGGATCACCGATGGTGATGGTTCAACTGTAACACCAAGCAACACCATGGCATACTACCGTGTGGGACTGGGTGACGACGATTCAACAGGCTACGCAAACAACGAGACAGACGAGATATCAGTCAACAAGGCCACACTGTCAAGCACGGTGGCAAACGTGGACACATTCGCGGCTAACGCCAACACGGCGGCCAAGTATTACATCTCCATGAACAACATGGCCACAGGCGAGACCGGCAACATGGAAGCCTTGGTTACACATGACAACACCAATGCCTACATATCAACCTACAACGATGTCTTTTCAGGAAGTAATTCACTAGTGACATTCACGGCAGACATAGACAGTGGCAATGTTAGACTGAGAGGAAGTGCAAACGCAGGTGCCAACACAAGGGTAACGGTATACAGAATTTTACTAGGCGACACAGAAGGTGCAGAGACAGGAACAAACACAAAAACTATCGCCAATGTCACAGTATCAAGCAGTGCCACACAGATAGACACATTCGAAGACACTGCCACAGATGCCGCACACTACATAGTGTCAGGACAGAATGGTGCCAATGAGAAATTTGTTTGTGAGCTCACTGTCGTGACAGATGGTGCGGCTGTTTTCGTATCACAAGGACCAAACGTTTCAACCAAAGGCACAGACATGCTGTCATTCACAGCAACACATGATGGTTCAAACTCGGTTGTGCTGAATGCACTATCAACATCGGGTGGTTCAACACTGGTCAATGCCTACAGAATGATATTGAAAGCCCCGGCCGTTGTTACTGCGGAACTGGACACGTTCGCCCATGCAGATTTCAGGGGAGCCAAGTATTACATCAGTGCAACCAGCACTGAGAATGGCGGAACCATGAACTTGGAGGCCCTGGTTGTGCATGACGGGACCAATGCGTTCATAACAACATACAATGAAGTAATTTCAGCCAGCAGACTATACACACTTGCGGCCGCGATATCAGGAGACGATGTTGTGCTCACGGCCTCGCCATTGGTTGCAAACACCACATTGAAATTTTATAAAATTCTTTTGGCGGATGATCAGTCCGCGGCAACTCCACGTGCAGATGTGAATGTGATATCAGCCGTGACTGTTTCCAGTTCGGCCACGACAATAGACACGTTCAGCACCAACACACACGCCGGGGCACACTACATCATAATAGGTTCTGCCAGTGACGGCAAGAGCATCATGGAGGCCACTGTGATCAGTGATGGCACAGAAGCAAGTGTGTCAGAAGGTCCACAGGTCAGCACCAAAGGCACAGCACAGCTGGAACTGTCAGCATCTCATTCTAGCACAACCACAACATTACAGGCATCGTCAACATCTGGTGGTTCTACCACGGTAAACGCATACAGGATAATATTGGCCAAACCTGCAGGGACACAGTACACGGAGATAGATTCATTCGCACATGCCAGCACACAGGGTGCCATGTACGTGGCAGTGACCAACCAAGCAGACACCAAGTCAGAGATAGATGAAATCATGGTGGTGACAGATGGCACGGATGCCTACAACCTAAGGTACGGTATAAATTCAAATTCAGCAACCTCAGACATAGTGGACTGGACCACGGTAGTGGACGGCAACGATGTCAAGGTGAGGGCACAATTGGTAGACAGTCGGGCCCAGGGTACAATCACAGCATGGCAGGTCCACCTAGACAGGGCGGCAGGAAACCCACAAAACATTGCCACACTGGACACGTTCGACAAAACTGTGCATAGGAGTGCTTTGTACAACATGTCCATATCTGATCCCAACTCAGGCACGTTGGGCAATTATGAGATCCTTGACGTTAGGGTCACACACGACGGCACCACTCCATACATTTCCACGTTTGGAAGGACAAGTAGCTCCGGCACTGACCTAGCGACCATCACTGCTGACGTAGTTGGTGACAACATCAGGCTCAGGGGACAGATAAGTAGTAGTAACACACATGAAATTACGGTAGTAAAAAGGGTGATAGAATTATAACATGGCACAACTAGTTTTAAATGTAGGACAAAACGCAAACGACGGAACGGGAGATACGTTACGAGACGCTATGATCAAGGTGAACACCAACTTCACCGAGATTTATGCATCACCTGGATTTGATCTTACAACTATACAGGTCACTGGCAATGAGATCAGGGCAACCAGGACAAATGATGACCTGGTGTTCTCTCCGGCAGGTTCAGGTGCAGTGGTTTTCCCTGCATTGATGATCAGTGGCAACGACATAATCGGTACAAGAACAAATGAAGACATAAACCTACTGCCCGCGGGCACAGGTAACGTGATTTTTGGTGCCATACAGATAGCAGGAACAACCCTAAGTTCAACTGATTCCACTGCCATCAACATCAATGAAGGCTTGATAGTTGACGGCACTTTGACTGTGTCAGGTGCAACAACATTTTCAGGAGCCATCTCAGCAGGAACAGGCACAACAGTTGGAAACATCACACTGGCCGATGGATCCATAACAGATTCCAGTGGGGCAATCAGCTTCGGAAACGAAAACCTAACAACGACGGGAACAATAACAGCCGCAACAGGTTCAAGCCTGGGTAACCTTACACTAGCAAATGGATCAATAACTGATTCATCAGGTGCCATAAGTTTTGGCAATGAAAATATTACAACAACAGGAACAATAACGGCCGCAACTGGTTCAGTTTTTGGAACAATCACGGTGGCCAACGGATCTATCACTGATTCGGGTGGATCTATAAGTTTTGGTGATGAGAACCTATCAACCACAGGAACACTGGCTGTTGGAAACGTTACACTATCAAGTGGATCTATTACAGATTCTTCGGGTGCCATAAGTTTTGGCAATGAGAATCTTACTACAACTGGAACACTGCAGGTGGACGGCACAGCCACATTGGGAGCAATGACAGTTACCTCTCTTAACATCACAGGCACACTGGCGGTAGACAACTTAAATATTTTTGACAGCACGATATCATCAGACTCGAACGCGGACATACGTCTTGAGCCAGGTGGAACAGGTACAGTTGTAATAGACAGTCTTACTATTGACGACAACATCAACATAACAGACAACGAAATAACAACAACACAGTCAAACTCGGACCTGGTCATGTCACCTGCAGGAACAGGACAGGTTTCAATAGCCAAAGCTGACATCAATTCTGGAAGCATAGATGGCACTGCCATTGGTGCTACAACACCGGCGGCGGGTACGTTCACAACACTTACAGTTACTTCAGCACTCACACTGGAAGGAATAACACTTGATGACAACACAGTCAAGACCAATTCATCAAATGCCAATCTTGAATTAACAGGTAATGGTACAGGCAGTGTGACAATAAGTGGATTGACTTTCCCAACATCAGATGGTAGTGCGAACCAGTTCATGAAAACGGATGGTTCGGGTAACCTTGCGTTTGCCACTGCGGGTGCGACATTGAACAATTCGGACATAGCAGATGCCACGACAACAGTGGCCACTTCAACAACATCGGTGCTGAACACGTTCGCTATTGGAACATACAGGAGTGCAAAATACTTCATATCCATAGCAGATGCAACGAACAGCAGATTCGAGGTAGTTGAAGCCAACGTCACACACGACGGTTCAGACGCCTACATTACAGCATTTGGATCAACCACTGACCACACAGGACCACTGGCCACATTCTCAGCAGATGTAAGTGGTGGAAATGTAAGATTGCTCACAACAAACACATCTGCCGACAGCTGTGTGTTCAAGTTCCAGAGAATAGCAATAGATGTATAATTTTACGTTCGGTTCTTAGAATAATCCATAAATAAACACACTAACAAAAATTTAACGGAGAATTAATACATGGCTAAACAAACAATCGGCATAGGGTCTAGTGCAAACGACGGTACAGGTGATCCATTAAGAACAGCATTTGACAAGATAAACGATAACTTTGACGAGTTATACGGCACAACGGCCGAGGCCAACGATCTTATAGAAGACGCAACTCCGCAACTAGGTGGAGATCTTGATGTTAACGGAAGAAGAATAACGTCAGCAAGAACAAACGAAGACATAGTATTATTACCAGCTGGTACAGGTGGAGTACTTGCTTCAGCAATCAGACTAGCAGGAACTACAATAAGCTCAGATGATTCATCTCTGATCACGATAGGTGAAGCATTCCAAGTGAACGGTGCAACTAATATCGATGGAGCGGTCACAGCCACTTCAACTGTTGCGGTAACAGGGGCACTTACAGGAACATCAGGAGCATTTAGCACAACACTAGCAGTGACAGGGGCAACTACTCTAACAGGTGCGTTGACAGTCAACAACAGTGTGACGGCAACTTCAGTTACAACTAACGACATCGTGTCGAATGGTTCAAACGCAGACATCACACTAGATCCAACAGGAACTGGTGACATCAACTTGACGGCAGGTGCTGATGTAAACATACCAGCAAACATCGGTTTGACTTTTGGTGATGATGCTGAAAAGATCGAAGGTGACGGAACAGATTTAACTATTTCAGGAAACAACATCAATCTTACAGCGGTGGCAGACATCGTTGTACCTGCAAACGTGGGAATCACGTTTGGTACAGGTGAGAAGATTGAAGGTGACAGCACAGACCTTACAGTAACTTCAGGTGGTGCAATCAATTTAACAGCAACAACAGATGTAGTTGTTCCTGCCAATGTAGGCGTAACATTTGGTACAGGTGAGAAGATCGAAGGTGACAACACAGACCTTACAATAACATCAGGTGGACTATGTACTATTACAGCAACAGGTAACACTGCAATTACAAACAATGCCACAGTAGGTGGAACACTAGATGTGACAGGAACTACAACAGTTGTGGCACTTACAACAACTGGTGCACTTACAATTGGTGGAGCAGTTGGAATAGGTGACTTGAACATCCTAGCAGACGGTACAATCACAACAGACACAAACGGTGACTTCGTTGTTGATCCAGCAGGTACAGGTGCTATCGTGCTGACAGGACCTATCACTGCAACAGGTGTACAGACTACAACAGGACAAGTAAACGTTGACAACCTGAGATTAGACGGAAACGCACTTACAGCCACAGACACAAACGGTGGTGTAACCATTTCTCCAAACGGATCAGGTTCTATTGTACTAGGTGGAGAGATCGTAGGTGTAACAAATGAATTGAACGCAGTGGACATTGAAGTTTCGGGTGTGTTGAGATCAAACACAATCCAGAGTGACACTACAGACGCAGACATCAACATATCATCACAGGGTACGGGTGTAGTTGGTATAAGTTCACAGCTTACACTGACAGGATCATTCCTGCCAGCGATACACACATTCGTGGCAACGGACGCAGTTACGATCACAGAACACGCAGGTAGAACACTATTACTTGGTGAAGTTGGTGGTAACGCGGCACTGACTTTAACACTACCGGCGGCGACTGGTACAGGTGCTGTTTACAAATTCATCGTTAGTGTTACAAACACATCAAACTACAAGATACAGGTGGCTGATGCAACAGACACAATCGACGGTATCATGATGTACCTAGATGAAGATGGTACAGCAGTTACAGCCTTCCCAACAGTGGCGGCTTCGGACACTATCACTCTCAACGGTACTACACAGGGTGGTGTCGTTGGTGATTATCTTGAGCTGATTGACATAGCTACCAACCAATATCATGTGAGAGGCGTAATGAGGGTGCCAGCAGGTTCTAACCCAGCAACACCATTTAGTGCGGCAGTCAGTTAATAGTTAATAACACACTATAACACACACTATAAATCGTTGATACTCCAATAAATATCCATGTAAGGAGTATTTTAATGGCAACACCAGTGTGGACAACCACAGCAGGAAAACTGGCATCAATCGATGAACAGTCAGCATTTTCGCTACAACTAGAAGCGAACACAACTGATTCCACGGCCATTACGTACTCTCTGATTGCAGGAAGCCTACCAACTGGAATGTCAATAACATCCGAGGGCTTACTAACAGGAACTCCGGCTGAGGTTGCCAAAAGAACTCTTTACACCTTCGTCGTGCGAGCCACGGCCGGATCCGCAATCACAGACAGAACATTCACGCTAGATGTGTCAGGTGCAGATGCACCATCATTCACAACAGTGGCAGGACAGCTGAACAAACCACTTTCCACGGTGTACACATCAGACAGCACGTCAACTTGTGACAGTATATTGTCCACGGCAGATGTCACAGGAAATGTCACTGTGCTTGACGGTTCATTTATAGAATACAGCATTGTGGCAACAGACACAGACACGGTGGCAGGACAGAATCTCGTTTACGAAGTTGTACAAGGATCACTTCCACCGGGGGTGACTATGACACTGGGTGGTAAAATATCAGGTGTTGTTGAATTGTCAATCGATGAAAATTACGGACCACAGGGTGGTTATGACTTTGATGCATTTCCTGATTTCTCAGCATTGACTCCTAGTGATGGCGGAAACTCACTTGACCCACAAAACATATACGATAGAACAGTTTTTTCTAGATCTAGATCTGTAAACTATGATTTCATAGTAAGGGTAACTGATGGCGTTTCAAGTGTGGATCGTAATTTCAATATTTTTGTTTACTCAGCTGACTATTGGGTGGTTTCAAATTCAAATGTCACAATTGACCAGACGCTGATTGGTGACAATTCAGTGACAATGGATCTACACACAGGAAGACCTCCTGTGTTCACAACAGCATCAGATCTAGGAACGTTCAGACACGACAACAAGGTTCTCATCAGGATCGACGTTTCGGACTTCGATCCCTTACAGGCCAATCTGGAATACAGTATAACATCAGGTGCACTGCCAACTGGCCTTTCAATTGATCTAAATTCAGGAGAGATACACGGAACATTGTCTAGCCAGGCCGCTGTGGAAGTTGATTACACATTTACTGTAAGGGCCAACAGAGTTGTAGCAACAGGACTTAACACGTTCTCAGAAAGAACATTCACAATGAAGGTGGTTGGTGAGATCAACATCGGCATCAGCTTCTTAACACCAGATATCATAGGAACACTGACCGCGGGCATACCGAGTCTACTTTCAATAGAGACTGTGGATGAAGAACCAAATAGGGTGTTGTCATACAATGTGACATCAGGATCACTGCCGACGGGCATAACACTGTCAGAAGCAGGCAACCTGATAGGAACTATAGATCCAAGTGACTTCACAGATTCCACTAGAGCATTTACGTTTGAGGTCACTGTTAGTGATCAATATCAATCCGCGGCAACCAAAAAAGATTTCACACTTAACGTAGATATACCATACACTCAGACAGAATACGGAAACATGTCAGGACATGCAACATCTTTCATAGATCAGAATGTGTTCTATAACATATCACAGGATCCAAACATAAACTCGGCAGACATCTACAGAGCAGAGGATCCAAATTTTGGAATGAAGAACAACGCAGAAATGCTATTACTGGCAGGCCTGGAAGCACAGACACTGACAGTTTTACAAAGACAAATGGAACAAAATCATGCACCAAAAACTTTATACTTTGGGGATATAAAAACAGCAGAGGCCAAGGAAGACGGTGTAGTGAAATATGAAGTGGTTTATGTTGAGATGAAAGACACCATGGTCAACAGCAAAGGTGAATCAGTAGCAAGTTCAATAAAATTGAGAGATGCTATCGCAAAACCTGTACTAGGACCCAAGGCTTCAAGTACGAATACCACAACTGATTATGAAGTGTACGAGGTAACAACAGATGGTGGATTATCATTCAGCACATCTGGATCAAAAGTAAGATATGCGAACCAATTGAGTGCTGACCTAGGAACTGTCACGCATCTCTATCCAAATGCTGTGGCTAACATGAGATCAAGGATGAAGAACTTGGGACACAAGGAATACACATACTTGCCGTTATGGATGAGGACGACACAGTCAGACACACTTGCCCCGTTGGGATATGTCATGGCAGTGCCCATCTGTTACTGTAAGCCAGGAACAAGTGGCAAACTGAAGAAGAGGATAGAAGACAAAAAAGTAGATTTCAAGAACATACAGTTTACCATAGACAGGTATGTGGTCAGCAAGAGTGTGGTATCTCCAGAAGTGTTCACAGCAGACGGATCCACTACTGCATTCGAGCTTAATGAGATCGTGCATGAACAAGACATACTGGTAAAAGAAGGAAGTTCCGTGGTATTTGTTGGCAGTGGAGTGACTGCAGACAACAATGTTGATCCCAGTTACTTGACAGTGGATGGAACATTGAGATCGGCCGATCACGAACTTGGAGTAACACTAACACACGACACAGCAAACAAGAAAACAACAATTAATTTCACCAAGGAAGCACCTGCAGAGGGCACAATTATCAAGGTGGAGAGAAGCAACGATAAATATCTAGCATTTAGAAACAAAGGAATTTAACACATGGCAAGCAACATAGTACCAGGTAACGTAGACGGAACATATCCTACAGCAGGACAGGACAACAGTTCACAGGGCTTTAGAGATAACTTCACAGCGATCAAGAACAACTTTACAGAAGCTAAGACAGAGATTGATAGTTTACAAACAAACAAGGCTTCACTGAACAGTTCTAGTAACTTCAACAACAACGAAGTACTTAAAGCCAAATTCAAGGACACATCAGAAGTCGTTTATGCACACGGGACTGATGGAGGAGCAATCACACTGAACCATAACAATGGTCATTATCAAACAATCACAACTGACGCATCAGTTACTTTGACATTTACAAATTTTCCAGTATCGGGATCACTTGGTAGAATTGTTCTAGACATAACATGCGCCAACGTGGCACACACACTGACTATACCTAGTTCTGTGTTAGTTGCAGACAACGTGACAGGCGGTGACGGATCCTCAGACACAATCACCTTTCCAGACAATAAAAGATTCTTATATGAGTTTCTAAGTCCAGATGGTGGCACAACTATATTAATGCACCAAATTGGTAAAATCTACATCTAGTAGATAAGGAGGAACATGTATTTCCACCCACTACAAGAAGAAATAGGCAACCTATCCGAAGAGGACATATCAAAAAGAATAAAAGAACTTTCTCGGAAAGTGAACACTGCCAAGAGATTTGGTAGGAATCCAGAGATGCTGGCACAACTGCAACACGCATTAATGACATACCAGAATGCTGTCAGGGAAAGAAGGATAGAGGCATGGCACAAGAACAACAAGAAGATAAGGAACGAACCAGACCTAGGCGACTTGGTCAACATCGAATAGTAAATACTTTTGATGTCAAACACATTTTCTTGGAAGACCAAATTCAAATCAATTATCATAGTAGACGGTGAACTGTTCGGCAACGAATACAATTTAAACATCTCCCTCACTCCACACACAGCAAACTTGAAAGAACAGACTGACTATTTTGAAAGACTTAAAAATCTTTTTGAAATGGTTTTCGCAAACACAATCACCACATGGAGAGATGAGAAACTTTATCACACACTCAAGAAATCCAGCAACAACAGATTCGTGGAACTGCCCAAACCACCATATGATCAGATCATGGCGGCAGTGTGTTTCTGCAAGGCGAATGCCATACTTGACAGCAAGATTACCATTAACTTTATTGAGTTATCCTCATGGCAGGGCGATGGTATTACCTACACGGTTGACAAAAACAGCAAAGAGCTTATACTGTTAGATGCGCCTAATTGGTTCTCAGACAAATACACTAAATTTGACCCATGGTGGTTGAGGGCGGACACGGCAACTTATGATGAAGAATTTGACAAAGGCATATACACAGGACATTTCAGTTGGAACAACAACAAGATTCCAGTTGACAAGAAACACGAAGACCATGCTAAAATATTTGAGTTCAACCCAAAGGTATTAGATGGCGGCAAAGATAAAAATAAATGATCACGGTGATGTTATATTCACAGAGCAAGAAGCAATAGACCTATTATACACAGATCCTAAATTCAACATCTCCAAACTATTCTTCGAGGATACTGAAAAATACAACAGCAGTCTCAAAGAGCTAGGCATTGACCTGCCCATAATAAACACAGTATCGAAAAGAGAATCGTTAGAAGAGTTTGATCACAAGAACATCAACAACTGGCACATGCCTGACAAGTATTACCAAATTGATGTGCTTGAATGGCTTTTGGATAAATGTCAGAACAATGATGAGAAGACGAGAGTACAAATGGAATACAAACTGTTTGAACAGAAAGACTTTATAAAGGTATTACAATTCCTAATGTACTTCGTGGACACATTGAGAGCAAATAATTTAGTATGGGGTGTGGGTAGAGGCAGTTCAGTTGCAAGTTTCTGTTTATTCCTAATAGGAGTACACAAGATTAATCCTTTGCTGTACAATTTGGATATCACTGAATTTCTGAGATGATAAGTAATTTAAAATAGGAGCATATAATGGTAGCAAGACCAACAAGAAAAAAAATGTACAGAACCATGCAGGGACGTATGGTGGACATAGACCAATTGAGAGCGGCCAACGAATCAGTACAAGCTGTTGGTAATATGAAAGTAAATGCAAGAGGTGATGTACTAGGAGCAAACGGACAAGTGGTCACTCCAAAATCACAAGTGATCAAGAAATACTACGAACAACCTAAAGGTAAGGCCAGCGAAGGTCCCTCTGCCATAATGCAGAAACCAGCACCACAACCAAAAGCAGTTGAAACAAAAACAGTCGAGACAAAAGTAGCAACGCCTAAAGTGGCAACGACTAAAGTAGCAACACCTAAGGCAACTGTGAAAGCGGCACCAAAGAAAACTGTTGCACCTAAAAAAGGTATCGACGAAGCACTTGACGGATTAGAATAAATCTAGTATAATAATACTACGATGGACATTAAAACAGCACAGGCAAAAGGATTTGGTGGAGATGGTGGAAAGCAATACACTGTCGAGAACGATATCACACCCCTAAAGAAGAGAGTACTAGTATCTGACATGCACTTCGGAGAAACAAAATCCAAGGGCGGGATCATACTTGTTGACGATGACGGATCAGCAGAAGGTATCCACCCTAGATGGGGCAAGGTATATGCTGTGGGGAACCTACAAGAAGACGTGACAGTTGGACAATGGGTATTGGTCTCACATGGCCGGTGGTCAAGAGCTTTCAAACTAAAGAGAAAAGAAAAAGGATCAGCAGGTGACATCGGTGTTGAACTTGAAGTGAGAATGATAGACGAGAATGACATCCTGTTAGTCTCAGACGAGGAACCAGATTTCAATAGGAAACAGGCAGGATACGTCAACATGGGCGGTGCCCAGCAGATGACCAAACTCCCTGGCAATGACTAGTCATACCTGTTACGTCTGTAAGAAAACTTTCATAAACGCAATTTACTGGTACGACAGCTTACACGACACCAAGTACGAAAAAAGAATAATCCGACCATTCTGTGGTCCACCCTGTGCGAACAAATACAGAGAGATATCAGACGTGAATGATTACCCACAGAGAAGACCATTACCCCATGGTCCTGAATGGCAGATAATACACAACATAGACAATATCGAATATGAAACAGATTAAACTTAAAAAGATCAAAGTAGACATAGACAAACTGGTCACAATGGCAGAGATGGGACTGGGTGTGGTGCGTCCTCTGAACAAAGAGAAACGTGGATGGATTGCAAAGTTAAAGAAAGAGGGTGCTTGGGATCCTATCCTGGTAACACCAATAAAAGATTCTGGCTACTACTTGCTTACAGATGGCTGGCACAGAGTACAGGCCGCAAAAGGATTGAAGAGAAAGACAATAAATGCAATACCGATGCCCGCAAACGTGGGCCTGAGCATGGCAAAGGCCAACAAGATTCTGAGGGACATAGACAGGGAGTTTGGTTTCAAACTTAATTGCAGTGACATAATAGGACACTGGGCAATGATGCAATCTCTTCTAGAAGACTAGTTGACAAATCCAGATAAGTAGTTTATAATAATTATAAAGAAGGGATCCTTGTGATTCCTTTTTTTCGTTTTAAGCTAACCATTGCAAATAGTACGCATTTGCAAAAACAAGGAAAACATATTATGGAACTAAAAGATAGTAAAACAGCCGAAAATCTTAAAGATGCTTTCGCAGGTGAGTCACAAGCCAACAGAAGATATCTTTACTTCGCACAAAAGGCCGACATCGAAGGAGCACCAGATGTGGCATCTGTGTTCAGAAGCACTGCCGAAGGTGAGACAGGACACGCACACGGACATCTAGAGTACCTAGAAGAAGTTGGCGATCCAGCCACAGGTGAGAAAATGGGCGAGACAGCGGACAATCTTAAATCTGCAGTCAAAGGTGAAGTGCATGAGTACACAGACATGTACCCAGGCATGGCGAGAACTGCCAGAGAAGAGGGATTTGAAGAGATTGCTGATTGGTTTGAAACACTAGCCAAAGCAGAAAAATCACACGCAGGTAAATTCCAAAAAACATTGGATGCCTACGAATCACAAAAGTAATATCATATAAAGAATAATAAGGCGGTAATAATCCGCCTTACTATTGACACACTTCTAATACCTGTTATAATAACAACATGCACAAAAGAATCGGCTTCTGCTGTAAATGGCTCAATGACACATCTGAATTTGGTGGAATGAAAGTGAACGCCAAGGACAGGGATCTCAATGGTAGATCAACAACAATGCGATGGCTTCGAGAACACAAGGACGAAGCAGTACAGAGACAGTGGGACATCATGACACACAACTCTATCGCGGCAAGGAAACTTGTACAACGTGTTGGTTCACTACCACCCGGACGTAGGATGGTTCGACTGGGCAGTGAGATGTTGCAGGGCTACACAGAGAAAGACTGGAAGGTATGGTGGCAACAACCGCACATACAGAGTCACCTAGAAAAATTATTCTCACCTGTTGGTGAAATGGCAAGAAAATTAGATGTAAAAATTAGTTTCCATCCTGGACAGTTCTGTGTGCTATCAAGTGCAACTCCAGAAATAGTGGAGAGGAGCATAGAAGAGTTTGAATATCATGCAGACCTGGCACGTTGGATGGGATTTGGCAAGAGCTTCCAGGATGGTTGCAAGATAAACGTACACATCTCAGGCAAGCAAGGACCAGACGGCATTATAAAAGCACTGCCTAGGTTGTCGCAGGAGGCAAGGAATCTTATCACCATAGAGAATGACGAGATGTCGCATGGACTTGAACAGTCGTTGATGCTGGAAAAACATCTAGCACTGGTTATGGACATACATCATCACTGGATCAGAGATGAGGAATACATAGAAGCCAACGACGACAGGGTAAAAAGGATCATTGACTCTTGGCGTGGTGTCAGACCTAGTATGCACTACTCGTACTCCAGGGACGAACATCTAGCAGTGGCAGGACTAGGTGACAAAACACACACAGAGATGCACAACATCAAAGATTTACTGGACAGAGGTTGCAAGAAACAGAAACTAAGGGCACACTCTGACCTATTACCAAATAGGAAAGTCAATGACTGGGCATTATCGTTCTCAGATCACTTCGATATACAGGTAGAAGCCAAAGGCAAGAACATGGCATCGGAACAATTATATAGACAGGCACAAGAAAATTCTGTATAATCATTACACTAACAGGAGATAAAATGAAAATACTATGCGTATTATACGACGACCCAAAAGGCGGAATGCCTGAGAGTTATCCACTTACGGATCTACCCAAGTTAGAAAAGTATCCAGACGGTATGACACTACCATCACCAAAAGGCAGAGATTTTAATGCGGGTGAACTATTAGGTTGTGTGTCTGGCGAACTTGGACTAAGAAAGTTTCTAGAGGACGCAGGCCATGAGCTTGTTGTGACTTCTAGCAAAGATGGTGACGACTGCGAAGCAGACAAAGAGCTGGTAGACGCAGACGTTGTTATTTCTCAACCGTTTTTCCCTTACTATCTGACAAGAGAAAAAATGGAGAAAGCGAAGAACCTTAAGATGGCAATCACGGCAGGTATCGGATCTGATCACGTGGACTTACAAGCGGCTATGGATCACAAGATTGATGTTGTAGAAGTGACTTACTGTAATTCAAGATCAGTTGCTGAACACATCGTGATGATGATAGTTTCTATGGTCAGAGATTATCACACCCAACACGCAATCGTTAACGCAGGTGGTTGGAATATTGCTGACGCAGTACAAAGATCATATGACGTTGAAGGTATGCACATAGGTACAGTTGCGGCTGGACGTATTGGCTTGGACGCACTGAGAAAAATGAAACCATTTGATGTACATCTACATTACTTTGACAGACACAGACTACCTGAAGCAGTGGAACAAGAGCTAAATCTCACTTTCCATGAGTCAGTGGAGTCAATGGTCAAGGTGTGTGACGTCGTGACAATCAACTGTCCACTACACCCAGAGACGGAAAACTTATTTGATGCTGAGATGATAGGCAAGATGAAAAAAGGTGCCTACATTGTCAACACTGCGAGAGGCAAGATCTGTAACAGAGAAGCCATCGCTGACGCATTGAAGAGTGGACAACTGTCTGGTTATGCAGGAGACGTTTGGTTCCCACAACCAGCACCAAATGATCACGTTTGGAGATCAATGCCAAATCATGGCATGACACCACACACATCAGGAACATCACTATCAGCACAGACAAGATATGCTGACGGTGTTAGAGAGATACTGGAATGTATGTTCGATAACACACCAATCAGGGATCAATACCTAATTGTACAGAATGGTGAACTTGCTGGCATGGGTGCCCACAGTTACAGTAAAGGAACTGCAACAGGTGGATCTGAGGAAGCGGCGAAATATAAAAAATAATATAAAAGGCTTTGTGATGACAAAAAAGGAAATTGAAGAAATTAACAAGAAGATTGATAAACTTCAAAACACCATTGACAAACTGTCACAAAGCCTTTATAAACATATTAAGTTTATCGATTCAACATATGATGGATTAAAAAATCCAATCGAAGCGGCAAGGAAATGGTTACGTAAATGAAAGAACTTTGGGTAGAGAAATATAGACCAAAAACATTGAAAGAATATGTTGTAAGGGACGAGGCACAGCGACAGCAAATACAATCTTGGATCACGGACAAAGCGATCCCGCATTTGCTATTGAGTGGAGCACCTGGTGTGGGTAAAACTACACTGGCAAAAGTATTGTTTAATGAACTAGATGTCAGCAGTTATGATATACTGGAAATAAATGCTTCAAGAGAAAATTCAGTAGACACAGTTAGGGAGAAGATCAACAACTTCGTACAGATTATGCCATTCGGTGATTACAAATACGTATTGCTAGATGAGGCTGACTATATGAGTCCAAATGGACAAGCGGCGTTGCGTGGTGTTATGGAAATGTATCACACATCAGCAAGATTTATATTGACTTGCAACTATCCCAACAGAGTCATCCCTGCACTGCACAGCAGGTGCCAAGGCTTCCACATGGAAACTATTGACAAAACAGAATACACTGCAAGGGCTTGTGAAATTCTTATCACAGAAAGTATTACTCCGGACATAGAAGTCCTGGACACTTATGTAAAAGCATCATATCCTGATCTAAGAAAATGTATCAACATGCTACAACAGAATTGTAGAGATGGCAAACTGCAACCACCGGCAACAGGTGATTCAGGACAGCAGGACTACAGACTGCAGATGGTGGATCTGTTCAAGCAGGGCAAGATACAAGAAGCAAGGAAACTTGTGTGTGCCCAGGCGAGACCAGAGGAGTGCGAGGAGATATACAGATGGCTGTATGACAACCTAGACATCATAAGCAAGGAGGATGAACTGCAAGACAAAGCAGTGCTGATAATCAAACAAGGGTTGGTTGATCATTCATTCGTGGCTGATCCAGAAATAAACCTAGCAAGTGTGATGATCAAAC